CACAGTCAGGGCGGTATAAGCAGAATTAAATTGAGGCATAAAAAATTGAAAAAGTGAGAGTCAAAAGAAGGCGCCTTGGGTGTCTAACCACCCAAGACGCTAAAAATGCGCTGGTTATGGCAGTGTCTCGTCACAGAGAATGTGGTAACACAGCTTGTCGTACCGTCTCACAACCCCCATTTCACCGTAGCCGGCGATCTGGATAGAGTGAGAGTTGCCCTGCAAGACGTCGATGGCCGTGGTGTGGGTCTCGGGCGCCTTGGAGAAGGCTCGTCGGGTGTAGGCCACGCAGCGGCGATAGCTGTCGGTTCCACTGACGAGTTCAAGTCGGTTGGAAACGATGACATTGAAGATGCCCAGCAGCTTGCTGGACCGGTTGTTGAGCCAGTCGGCTAACATCTTCGCATAAATGTCGTTACCAGCTGCAGTGACATGAGTGATCATGTCCATGACCTGCCGTGGTCCGATCACCAGGTAGAACTCCTCGGCGTCGAAGTCGACGTCGTTGGCACGCGCTAGGCGCTCCACCTCGAACAGCTTCGGCAGCGTGAACCCGCTATTCACAGCGGTCCCCGTGATGACGAAGTTGTGGGCGATGACGTTACCAGCGGGGAAGGTGATCAGAGTCTGAGCATTCTCAGGCCCTGCGTATTTGCCCTCGCTCGCGGCTGTGATGCAGCGCGTGTCGAGTTGGCGCATGAAGCCCGCCTTCATGGCGTTCATGACCTCCCCTTGAGGGGTGCCAATAGTCTGGAGCCACTCGTTGTCCCGGCGACCGAAGATCTTGGCGACCTTCATGTATCGCTTGGTGCCACGGATCTTGGAGAGCTCGACCTCGGTCGGGTTTGTGGACTCGTGACGGCCGGTTTCCTCCTGCCATTCGAACGCCTCAACGTCGTCGAAATAAAAGTCCTTGGCCGTCCAGCGGCTCTCGAGCTCCATCGTGTTGGAGAGTTGCGCGTCCATCTGCTGGACAGCCTCTCCCCATTGGGTTGCAAAATGTGCCCGGATATTATCGGGCACCGACACTACAATACCACCATCTGCCATAAAAAAGTCAGGTTGTACAATTAAGTTACACCGTACCAGTCTTTAACGAGAGGCCCCTTGGCGGGGGTCGTCTTAATCCATGGGGGGTCGTGATTGACGAGCGGCATGAGCCGGGCCATGACCGGATGTATTATGTACAGGGGGGTCCCGACTTTTTCATTGCAAGGGAAAATCGCCCTTGGGCCAACGGCTACCCGGCTTTGTGCTTAAAGGCCTCGAGGACCTCGCCCCAGATCCGCTTGTTGTCCGGGTCGTTCTTGTTGTTATACGCGGCCGACTCGGGCTCCTTGCCTGCGATCACTCGCTCCGCCCACGACCGATCTCGTGAGGTGGCACGGGTGGCGTCACCCCCGGTGCGGTCCACCCCTTCAGCCTTCGCGATCCGGGAGAGTAGCCCCTGGATCAGGCGGAAAGGCTTGGCGCCGACAAACGACTCGCTCGTCGGGTCCATTGACTCCTCTGGCCATCCAGCATCCCGGGCGACCTGCTTGGCCTGGGCGACGACCGTGTTGATCCGGTCCTTGTACTCGCCCGCCAGCTCGACGCGTTCAGCTTCGCGCACCTGAGCGTCCTCAGCCCGGATAGCTTCGGCCCTCTTCAAGAGGATCGCGTTGTAGGTGTCGCTGATGAGCTTGGCTCCGTCCTTGGTGACGCCTGCCTTGGGCATGATGGCGCTGATTTCCTTGACCAACTCGGCGTCCGCTTCGAATCCCTCCGGCGCCGAGAGGTCGTACCCCTCCGGGCTGTCTGGGACCCCGAGGTGCTTGAGAGCGGCCGCTCTAAACTCCTGGCGCTCGGCGTCTGTTGCCTTGTCTCCAGGAAGGGACAGTGAGCTGCCAGGGTTGGCCTGCTTGTCGCGCAACCCCTTGAGTCGGGTCACCAGGCCCAGGAGGTTCTGGGCCCCCTCAACTGTCCCGTGAAACTCCTCGGGCAGCCGCTTGTGCCAGTCAGGCGCGAAGGTGAGGTTGTCGTCCACGAAGATGGACGATTGTTGTGTAGGTTGCGTCGCGTCAGGCGTCGCTGGGGGTGGTGGTGTTTCAGTCATAAATTATTTCCAGGCGGTGTTCTGACGGGACCCGATCACGTCGAGAGAGACCCCATAGTCGGCGACTCCTGCTTCCGCGGTGTGACTCAACCCATCCCGGTTGTTTGCTGGGGGCTGGGTCGCTTCAGGTTGGACGGCCTCGACGGGCGCCTGGGGCTTGGATTCAGACGTGACCGCTGGGCCGGTCGGGTTGGTCTGTTTAGGTTGGCGCGTTGGTTTATTTTCATTCATAGCTTTGTGTCCTGAGAGTAACGGAAAAGGGTCGCCACCACTTCACGCTGCCCGTTTGCGATCATGGTCTCCTCCACGGTCGCCCCTCGAG